TGCATCAACCTATGCATCAACCTATGCATCAACCTATGCAACAACCTATGCATCAACCTATGCATCAACCTATGCATCAACCTATGCAAAGTTCTGATTGTATTCCTTTAAAAATGGATTACATATCAGAAGCCCACTTATTAGCAGCCCAAAACAACATATTTGATGTGCAAAATTATAAGATTGAAGTCAAAGGAGTTGAACATGGATTGAATGATGAAAAAGTATATGGTGTTCAGGGATTTGATTCTGAAAAAGTAAATCATAAGGGATATTCTAAATCCGAAAATATATATGCTATATTATCAGATGAGAAGTAACGAAAATAATACATATAACATCCTTACAAGTTTGGGAGCAACTATACTCATGTTTGGAGTACTTTCATTATTGATATGGAGTTATTATTTGGATGGTAGACTATTCATATCATTCTTGAGTATATTATATCTGATATACACTCTATTAAATGTCATTTATATATGGATGAATGCTGAAAATATTTCAGCTGATACTTATAATGTTTTGTTTGGCTCTGCTGTATATATGTCTGTCATATCTTTGGGAATTCTCATATTATTTGTGCTAAAATATTTAGAACTACTTTAGAATCATTCAAGGATGTCCATATAAATAATAACATAAAATGTAAGAAAGCACAAGAACAAGTTTATGAATAATTCTTTACCTGTTATGTATACATTCCAAGATTCGGGTACTTTTGTAATAAGGATTTTGAAAGCATATGTGAAAATATAAATAACAATTGTTATAATTGCAGCTTTTCTTGCAATATCTATATCAAGTATTTTTTTTGCATTTTTATTATACTGTAATTCAGATGGTATAGCATAATATTCTGCTTGTCTCATAGGTTGTTGCATAGGTTGTTGCATGGGTTGTTGCATGGGCTGTTGCATAGGCTGTTGCATGGGTTGTTGCATGGGTTGTTGCATGGGTTGTTGCGATAATTGGTTTGTAGCCATTTCATCTTCAAATTCTTTTAAAACACCTTGAATAAGAGGGTCATCCATATCAGATGTATCAGGGGCTTGTTGTTGAGTTGTTTTTAGAGGCAATTGATGAATAGGTGTAGACATTTGTGTTGTGGCTGTCACAGAATTCATCATTGGCGGAAGTGAAGCCATAATCTATAATATGACTATAACAAAATAACATATTGAATAACGCATCTAATTGTTTGACATATTGGATTTTACTGTCAAATTTATTTTATTGATTGGATTTGTGTTTACATTGTATGGATTAAGGATATTATGTTTTTGCTCACAGCTTATTATATGCGGTGTGTAAGTATAACATGTATCTTCTAATTTGAATATACGTCCCTGTATTTCATCCAAATGTGGTGCTAAATATACTATACATCCGTTTTTACATACTCTATGAAACATGAGTGCAAGAGCAAGACCAATAATTGCACTGACAAGTAATTGTCCAAATGATGTGTATAGAAGTTTGTCAACAGAATATCTCACAAATTCAGGCATTCTAACCTTGCTAAATATTATATTTAGACAATAGGTTGTGTTATAACATCATCTGTACATTCAACTTGAGATGCTTCAAGATGATAACATTCATCGGACAACCCTTTATATGTTATTTTGTTTGCATTATATGGTGTCGGATATTTGATGACAAGTTTTGGTTTAGGTGTATCCAAATATACATATATTATACCAAGAATAAAAGCGGCAAAGAAAGCAAAATAATTGAATCTAAAGACTTTATCCATTATTCTATTTTTTGATAATATAAAAGATAAGGGCATGCACTATCTTTATCAGTATTTACAATATTAATACCATTGGGTCTACTTGTTAGTTGGAAGTTTTCAGTGTTTTTATATATATCAGCATCACTATCATCGTATACATACCATTGGGTATCTTTGTCTTCAAGTGAATAGTAAACATAATGTCCTACATTGCGAGTATTGCCCAGATGCGATACAATACCTCGTAATCTGTATTTATGGGATTCGTGTACCCATGTATTTGGTATCTCAAGTTTGACGAATATTTTTTGTTCAGCATCAAAAATATTTAGATTAACTCTGAGAACAGTAGGGAAGCTAATAATTTTGTCTGTCAATGTGTATGGAAATTTTTCCACAGTATCTAATTTCTTGTCATTTGACACATTATAAGGATTTTGGCATTCAAGAAAACTATCTTTACTTGTTATCTTTTCCACAATTCCTTTGAATCTCTTTGATAATTCTTCTTTTATTTTGTATGTTTTATCAGTGGCTGTAAAGTGAATTGGTATGGAAGATTCTGGTGTTTCTATAGGAGTTTTTTCTTCATCACACCTTATCTCATTTTTACCTCTCTTTATTGTTCTATGAAATAATATAGATTGTTGCACAACAACTTCAAATAACTTATTAATATCCTTGTTATCAATATATTCTACAAGTTTCAACATGAATTCTGATACATCTGATTGTATTGTAGATACATCAAATGCCTTAACTTTCAAATTATTATTCAATATCTTAACAAGTTCCTCAATTAGGTCTGTTGATATTTTGTCGCCTTGATATGCATTGTATATATTGATGTAAGCCTTGGAAATAGCATTTGGGTTAGGTATACTTAACATTATTTTATTGAATTCATCTATATGTAAGAGTAATTGTAAAGCACTATTGATGTAACAAGATGCTCCCAGATTCTTTATACCACATCTTGATTTCCCTACAGTTTTTTTAGATTCACTCTTTGTTTGTTTAGTAATCTTTGGTTGTTTAGTCTCAGGTTTTTGTACAGGGTCAATGATTTTGTTTATACGTCTTTCCTTAGTAATATGTGTAACAGGTTGTTTGTTTTGATGAATTCTGGGTTCTTTTGATGATATGATAGTATGTGTGTAAATTTCTGGAATATCTTTGAAGTCAAAATGCATATTTAACATTTTATAAAGCGAGGCTTTTGATTTGTCGGATTTCCAAGATTTGACAAGCTCATTTCTTTCATTGACATAAGTAGTATACATATCATTTTGTATATTTCTTGGAGCATCATACTTCTCAACATATGTTATACACTGTGATTCTTCTGCTTGGTCTTTAAATTTTTTTTGCTCAGCATATTTACTGATTAAAAGTTCTACCTTGTTGATAGGATACTGATGCTTATTATCAACATGGTTAAATATATAGTCTGAAATCTCGTTCATATCTATTATACTTATACACTTTTATCTGAGTGTAGCATCTTCAAACATTCCTTTGTAATATGATTGCAGGTTCTCATTACCTGATAACTGCTCTTCATATGTAGAGCGAGGGATGTACTTTATGATAGTTTTTGGCTTAGGGCATGCTGCTAAATTGCTATAGTATCCTTGGATAATCAAAACAGTTCCAACAAATAATAAAAAGATTGCTATGCTTTTCATCTGATATCTTATAATAAATGATATAAAAATAATTGCAATTAGTTCACAATGTCATTAGATTCTTCTTGTTTTCTTTCAGTCCAAGGGTCTGTCTTGGACAAAGTATCTGCTAATTCAGAAACTTCAGTGGAAGCAGCAGCCTTATTCTTGGAGATATCAATTTGTTCTTGTTTGCGTTTCTCAAAAAGCTCATCTTTATTATCCATGTTTTCCTTGTATTTCTTCATCAATGTATTGAGTTGAGTCTCTGCATATTCTTGGTTCTCCAAATCATTAGGATTAGGAGACCAAGGACACCATACACCAACCTCCCCAATGAAAATGTCAAATTTGCTATCAGCCTTCTTGAGGAACTCAGAACGACCCTTCGCCTCCTCAAGTGTATCAAATACACCTCTTACCTTCAGACCACGAATAGTAGTTTGGAAGTTGTTGTCTCTGTGATAATCAGCCTCAATTTCTGATGAATTCACTGATTTGAAGAATTTGTATTGTTCATTCATTTCATTTGCATCTGAAATATATGCATGATTTGTTCTAATAGTATCAATAAGGTCCTTTGAATCTGGATACTTGCTTTCAATACCACTAAATAAAGTTTGCATGTCTTTGCTGAATTGTTGCAAATATCTTGAGAAATAAAAGGCTTCCTTATTTAGAAGGATATCTTCTGGACTGATGAAAGAGACTAAAACATAGTTTTGTCCTCTTATCTTCTTGTCTTCGTCTAAATAATCATATTCCTTTACTGCCACCATATCTGTCATTTTTTACTATTATATTCATAATATATAAACATACTCTTATATATATTACATGTACAGTAAAATCAAAAAAAATATTCTCATAAAGTAGTATAATGGACTATTCACTTGATTTATGGGAGGCTTTGACCCGATTGATTAAATATGCATTTGAAGGATTAGCTGTTGCCATTGTTGCGTATATATTACCTAAATCAAGATTACAACCCAGTGAAATCTTGTTCATTGCATTGACTGCTGCATGTGTATTCTCTATTCTTGATTTGCTTGCCCCTGCATATTCTGGTGGGGCAAGACAAGGAGTTGGGTTGGGTGCAGGTTTTCAACTTGTAGGTTTTCCCCGTGGTTTCTAAATAATATTTTTATGTTCATATCATAAAGACGGTGATGCTATAAAATCATATTTCAATTCTTGGCATATTTTCTTCCATATTTGATCCTGAATGTACAATTTTTCTCTGCTTTTCAGGAGTGGAAAGTATTTAAGGTATTCATACAAACCTAAAATCTGAAAAAATTTATACAATACATAGCTATATGATAAGAAATTCTTTCTATCCTTTGGACAATGTTTGAGAAAAGGTCCTTGAATGTCTCTGAACATGTTACACAATTTTTCCTCTAATTCCGGAGAAAATTGTGGAGTAGGAATACCATTAATACGATTTATGATATAATTTATATGTTCATAGTATTTATTGATTCGCAAGCGTTTCAAAATTTCTCTCATTTTGTTATATGTTATAGAACGTGTGTCAGTTATTTTTTCCTTCTTTATTTCGTGTAAGATTTTCTCAAAGATTTCATCTGGAATATCTGTACTTTCTTTCCCTTGTACCTGGTTACACCATTCTCTAAAATGGTTGATACGTTTATAGCTAAAATGAGATGTATCCTTTGTGTTTTGCTTGAGAATTGGTCTGTTTTGTTCAACAAGTAGTAATTCTTGATAGCCACAGTTATCACAAATGATAATAGCATCATGTTGCAAGCACGTCATTTGTTTCTTGCATTTAGGACACATCTCTAGTTCATCGTAATTAATCTTCTTAATGTGTTGTTTGTCTGTTATAAAAAGGTATTCGTCAACAAGCGTACTTTTATCTGTCACAATTTCTTCAACCATTTGTGATTCATTAAGTGGTTGAGATTTTATATTATTCAATGCATCTAAAATAGTTTTATTTGTAAATTTTGTTGACACTTGACTTAACTTTTTAGTGGTTCTGGACTGTTTCTCTAACATGTCATAATAACTAAACAAAATATTACTCGTTTTTTTATAATACTCAATTTCATCATATTCTTCTATTAATCTTATTTTGTTATTAATATTTATAATTTCCTCAGATATTTGTATATTTGAGGACCACAAAACATCATAATGTTCATTTATGTCAGTTGCATTATACAACAATTCTATTCTGTCTTTAATAATACATTGTACATGTATTAAATCCTTGAGAGATTCTGAAAGGGTTTCTTTTTCTTGCATTTTTCCTGAAAATGTCTTTATCATTTTATTATGCATAACATCAAGTGTTGCATTATCTTTTGCATTATTTGGAACATTCAGTCGTTTCTTGGAAGTTTTTTCTTTAAACATTGCAACTGCATATATTCAAGATGTATGTCTACATTCTTATATCATATATTTTTTTCTCCTATTATAGTATAAAGAATATAACATAAATGGGTGGTGGTCTTCTTCAGCTTGTCGCTTATGGTGCTCAAGACATGTATTTAACTGGTAATCCACAGATTACTTTCTTCAAAGTGGTCTATCGTCGCCATACTAACTTTGCCATTGAAGCTATTCAACAGACCTTTAACGGAACTACTGCATTTGGCAATAGTGTGAATGTCACTGTGTCTCGCAATGGTGATTTAATCCATCGCACGTATCTCCAAGTTGAACTTCCTGCATTGGCTAATTATAGTTATACTACACAAACAACAGATAGATATGTCAACTATGTTGGATTAAGGATGATTCAATCAGTATCTGTTGAAATTGGTGGTCAACAGGTTGACAAACATTATGCTGATTGGCTCTATATCTGGAATGAACTTTCTCTTCCTCTTGGCAAAAAATATGGTTATCAATCAATGGTTGGTGCAGATGGTGACCTTACAAGTTCTCCAAGTTCTAGTACAAGTGAAACTGCGAGACTGAACAAGGATGTCACAACATTATATGTTCCTCTTGAATTCTGGTTCTGTCGCAATGTTGGTCTTGCACTCCCATTAATTGCACTTCAGTACCATGAAGTAAAACTCAAGATCCAATTTGAAGATATCAACAAGTGTATTGCACCACAAACAGGTACTGCTGCATTGTCAGCTGCTACTCTTACTGACTTTAAAAACACCAAGAGTTTTGATGCAACTGTTTGGGTTGACTATATTTTCCTTGATACTGATGAACGTCGTAGATTCGCACAACTTTCTCACGAGTATCTCATTGAACAACTTCAATTCACAGGTTCTGAAACTATTACAGCAAATGCAGGAAACAGATACAGACTTAACTTTAATCATCCTTGCAAGGAACTTGTATGGGTTGCCAAGAAAACCGCCAACACAGCTCATCAATGGTATAACTATACTGCTGATTCTGCATTGGATACTGATGCATCTGGTCTTGTAGGAGCAAGCACT